CTAATCTCAGGATGAATTTGCAACATTTGTTGATCTGTGTAACCTTCCATTATCATTTCTTGGATGTGTTTAGATCTAGATGCCGGCGATGTAACAGGATGTAACATTTCATACAACTCTTCTTCATCGTGGGCTAACAGTTCTTTTATTTTTTTGTTTACTATGTTTTTTGTGTTTGTGTCATCAGTTTTTGACATGTTTGCTGATATTTCTGAAACTTTCTTAAGGATGTCCATATCCATATTTTTGTCTCTGATGTTGAAAGCCATTGGATAACTTATCTCACCATCGAATGTTTCACCGATCCATTGTGCAAACAATCTCCAAATTTGTTCTTCACCTAATTGTAAATTTTTTGCTTTTTCACAGAGCTTAGAATCTAGTAAAATAAACTCGCTAGCCATGGCTATTCCACTCATCTGTCTTGTTTCTATTGCTCTAATAGCCCCCAAGTGAGCCATTCTGTCAATTGCTTTTATTTTGTCATCAATACTTTTTAAGATACCGTCTATGCTTTGTCCACCTGGTTGTAACAGGTATGGTTTTAATCCTGCATCTGTTTCATTTGGCATTTTAATAATTGCACCAGCACCTGCTGTTGTGTCAACTTCTGGTGTAACAACTAGGCTTGGGTGATTTGTTAATCTAATTAATTGTTCACATTCTGACCATTCATTTGATATAGCCATTGCCATGTCTGCAATATCACCAACGTCACTTACACCAATACCTCTTACTGGTCCTCTGTTGGCATACACAAACACTGCTGGTATCTTGCCAAGTTCGTTTGGCATTTGATCTATAATTTCTGTTTCTAAATGTTGTTTTGTGTTTACTTTGGACAATATGATCATGTCTTTTGTAAACTCTCTTACATAATAATTCGTAGGTCTGCCATATGCTTGTTGTTCTACTTCTAACAATTTAAGATATGTTAATTCATATGTGCCTGAATCTGTTCTCTTGTATTCCCAGTCAAGTATGTTTTCTGGTGTGTACAAGTTTGCATATGGTCTAATTGTTTGTTGTAATTCTTCTGCTCTTGTGTTTGCATTTGATTTTGGTTTATCTAATAATACTAACACGTGTCCATACACTGTGCTCCAAGTGTTAACATCTCTCATGAATGAATCCCAACTTCTTCCTTCGAAGTCAGCATCTTGTAGGAACATATCTAGTTCTGGTCTATTTTTTATAGAACCATAATCTCTTTTTGGTTCATTTCTGTACAAGAATGAATTGTAAATGTGTGTGATACTTTTTACATGGTTGTCATATGGTGTGCTGGATATACGTTTGTTGTATTCTCCACCTGACTCATACACATACTTGGTAAGGTATTCACCCATCTTCCATTCGTAGCCACCCAAATAACTTTTGGATAAAAATTGCCATCTTGGATAGTGTGATCTATATTCTTCATGAACACCTAAACTTTCATACTTGTTGCCTAATGCTTGTTCATTGTTCACTGTAAATTCTGCTGGGTCCGCCATTTATTATATCCTCACTGTCCAATTGGTTTGTGTTTGATTGTGTGTGTATTGTCTTGTAATTGGGAACAAGTAACTGATACCATAACCAAGTGCGTCATTCATGTGATCCCAACCATTGTCTTTGTCAGGTTGTGATGTGCCTGGTTTGTAAATTTGTCTCTCCAAACAACTGATTAATTTTTTACACTTTGGATGTATCAATATCTGTCTCTCTCCTTTACCATTGCAAAGCATTGAATTTACTGAGTTAATTCTATCCCTTACTGGCATATGTTTGTTTGGTGCTTTAACAATAAAACCTGCATTTGCTAGTATACTTAAATCTGTTCTGCCACCAGCGGACGTTTTTCTCTGTCTCGATGCTGGGTCTGGATATGCAAATATTTTTGTTCCGGGGAACCTTGAGTATATTTCATTAACAAGTTCATCTGTGTTTGAACCAAACATTTCTATTTCATCTATCACAACAACTTTGCCATCTGTTATAACAAAGCAAACTGCTGACATTGGATCAATGTTCATGTCAATGGCAACGTGTATTATTTTTTGCGGTTTTGAAAATGTAAATTCTGCAACGTTTTCTGATCTTTTGAATCCATAGTATACCATACCACTGTATGTTACAAAAGTTGCTTCAAATTCTTGTTCAAATGTTTTTTTATCCAAGTCTCTCTTTGCTTGTTCTATTTCTAGTTCACTAACAAATCCACCTTGTGCTGTTGTGAATGAAAATGACTTCCATTGATCCTGTGTTGTGTCTTCACCTGTTTGATACAAGTCATACAAAAAGTTTCCAACACCTTTTGGTGTACCAATGAACAATGCTTTACCTTCCGAATCAGCCAGTGCAGGACGTAATACTTCTGTCCATGCCTGTGATGGAATGTTTGCCGCTTCATCCAATACCAAGAAGTTTAATTTTGCACCCCTTAGGTTTTCAAAGCCGGCACCATCTGCACCTTTCAAACTTATTTTGCTGTTGTTCTTCAACACAATTGATAGTTCTGCTTCATTTATTTTTTTTACCCAATTTAAACTTTTTAATTTTGTTTTTAATTGATCCCACCATACCATTTTTGCTTGTCTGTAACTTGGAAGCACTGCCCAACATATTTGGTTGGGTGTTTTTGCATGATAGCATATTTCTCTAATGGCAAGTGTTGTTTTGCCAAATCTTCTTCCAGCGATAACTGTTTTAAATCTTGCTGGATCTTGTGCTACTGTTTTTTGTGGTACAGATAGTTTCATTATTCTTTATCCTCGTCCCATGGTAGTGGTGTTGAATGTTCTTCTGCGTTAGGGTCATCTTTTTGATCTAAGAAGTTTCTTCCTAACCATATTTGCATTCTAGTATCACCTGCCAATGCTTTTTCAAACTGTGCCTGTCTTAGGCTGGCTTTGCCTTTGGCTCTGCCTTGTTCAATAATTTTGTTGAATCTTCTTTTAACACCTTCACCAGTCATGCCAATGATGTAACCTATTTCTTCATAGGTACACATTGTAGACGCCAATCTCTTGATCATTTCAGGATCATGTGTCTTGTATTTTTTGCCTTTGTTATCTGGAACTACTCCCATTATTCTAATCCTTTGTCTTTGCAAATAATTCTAAAATGTCTTGAATCAGTATCACCTGCTGATGTTACAATTTTTACTTCTATTGGATAAACGTTGCCTGCTGTGCCACCGTTTACCCTAAATGTTACTTTTGTTGTGGTTGCTGTTACATCCACTGTGTGTGATGTAGGAAATGCCAATGGTGCTGAATCACCTGATATTGTGCCTAGTGTTACTGTGGGTGCGCCTGTTGAATCATCCAGTATTGTGTCACCAGTATTCAAATAATCTGTGTAGTCTAATGCGTATTCTATGTTTGCGTCAGGATCTTTCACTATGAAAATGCCTTTGTTGTCTTTTTTAAATCCTGTTAGGTCTGCCATGTGTTTTCTCCTTATGCTAATTCAAACACCCTTGTTTCTTGTTTAACTTTTTTGACACGTGTCTCACGTTGAATTGTATTTACACGTGTTTCTTGACTTACAATAAATGTATTAAATGGATTCACCTCAATATCGAATACATTGGTACCCATATTGATTGTTGATGTTATTGGTAGTGTTGCTGAAAAATGTCTTATTCTACTGCCAGTAACAGACATCGTTGCACCAGCAATGGTTAACACTGTTGCAAGAACTTGTCTTACACCTGTCGCTGATATGTTGGATGTAATATCTGTGCTTACACTTGCAATTCGTGTCGCAACTGCATTGGTTGTTATGGTACTGCTTATCGATGGCGAAGACTCACCTATATCAACTGCTCTTACTGTGATTGTACTGGATGCAATAGCAAGTGTTGTTGCTAGGTCTAAGTCTTGTGCTACAAGTTCTCCACCCTGCACATAACCAGATGCTACATAGTCATCGACCACATAAAGTGGTTCACCAATAAATGAATTGATTTGTAAGGTTGCTGATGCGATTAGTGTTGCCACAGATATAACTCCAAAAAATTAAACTGTGTACTAGTCTATTGTAATTACAAGCCCAGATGCGTTGATTTGAAATGTGTCGCCATCACTAATAACCTTAGATGACGCTAGTGCACCATGTGCCAATAAATTGCCACTTGAACTGGCATCAAAGATACCGATGTGTGTGATTGTTCCAAATGCACCACCGCTTGCCGCGGCAAATGTGATTGCTGAACTGTTTGTAATTTGACTGTTGTCTGAGTTTGCTGTTGCTGAACTCATTTTGTTGTCTATTCTTATTCTTGCATATCCTGAGCCACTTGCTTCTGTGCCTGATGCCGAGTCAGTTGGGTCGGATGTGAACAAGCCTATGTATGCTTGAGGTGAAGTATAAGATGTGTTTTTGAACACGTGATCTAGTAACTTTCTCTCAGCGTATGTACTTAAAGCCGTCATTAAATG